TTCAGGAAGTCAGCGTTTTCTTGTTCCCACTCGGACATGTTTAGCTCCAACTCGTTAGGATTGATACGGACATCTCGCAGCTGAGAAGGTCTCCCGATGCAGCGTTGAGAATACTTGGTGCGCTTATCGCACTTACATTATAGGTCAAAGATGATGCAGCCAGCTTTGCGAACACGCCACAAACTGTGTCCTCGATGCCGTTAAGGTTTCCCTCATTGTCAAAAAGTGGCACTGTCATAACAATCTTAAAACTTGCCATCGGACTAATGCCTATGTGCTGATTGTTGCTAGGTGTTAAGTAAGGATCATCTGGAGACACAATTACAGAGTTAGCAAGAACTGTGGCAGGTGGAAAGGCAAAAGTCTGCCATTTAGCGTTATCTACTAGTGCAGTCGCTAAAGTAGTTCTGAGAGTAGTGATAGCAACAGGCATTATCCCACCATCGAGCGAGGGTCTAGTGCATGTGCGATCAATCCTCGCACCTTAGCGAGAAGCTGTGCGCTCATTCGGTAAGGGCTTGGCTGGAAATCGACAGCGTTACTGCCTGAAAGGGTGGCTGTACGCGCTTGCCAGATTTCAACAGATATCATAAGGGCACTTTGCTGGATTGCCATGTCGGTTGTCCAGTCTGTATAAGTCTCAGCTGTTACTGTACCGAATGGTTCAATAGGATGCTTAGGTTGTTCAACTGTGTGAGTAGTTGTTACTGAAATTGAGTAAGCCCCAACTGCTGTAATTGTTTTAGACCCATTGTATTTAGTGCCTGAGTTGGCAATAGTTACAGTTTGTCCAACATAAAAAATGTCTTGAACTGGAATATCAAAATATAAAGTGCCAGTGCCCACGATATTACTATGAGCTACTGCAAACCATTTAGGAGCCCATAACATTGGAATAAGGACTGCATCTGTGGCATCGCATACTTCTTGAAGCACGCTGTCACTGTACAAAGTGCCAACACCAAGGGTGGAGCGTAGCTCTGCGACTGTTGTAAGTGCCATGATGATCCTTTCTAAAGACTCTGGGGAGTAGAGGGCTACTACTCCCCAGAGCGACTTAAGTGTGGCTGATTACGCCTTGTTGTTCTTGAACGCGCCTGCTCCGACCTTAGTTGCAATTGCACCAAAACCGTAGTAGCCGATAGTCACCTGTCCCGCTGCTGTTGATTCTGCGCGCAAGCGGTAGGTAGGGCTCTCGTACCATGTGTAAGCATCTGGGTTCACGATAAGGATTGTTCCATCGCCATCGCCAGCGTTTGTTGGATCGACATAGAGGTTAAGTCCTGCAACGTTACCTGTTAGGGATGTTGGTGCTACTTGACCGCCTGCGTTCATTGGCTGTGATGCTGTGTAGATTGGGCGTCCTGCATCGTTTAGTGACATGATGTTTGACCATTGTCCTGTTGATACGACCATGTTGCGAGCGAAAGGATTTGGTAGTCCTGCTGTTGCTGCGTAAACAGAAGCTGATCCGCGAGCGACAATTCCTAGCAATTCTGCTGCTGTTGGATATGTAACTGTTGTAGTTGCATCTGCTGTTGCGCCTGCAATAAGAGCAGCGTTTACTGCTGCGTTAGTTGTCTTGGCGTAAGCTGCTGCCATGTTGCGCACTAGCTCATCAAAGAATGCTGGAGATGTACGATCTAGCAATTCAACAGAGAAAGTCTGCTGTCCAGCGTACTTCTTTACTGATACTGATAGGAATGCTGCAGTCTGATCTGTGTCAGAGAATGCTGCGCCTTCGTTTGTCTCTGCAACAGTAGGCATTGCAGTGATCTTTGGAATCTCGAAAGTCATACCTGCATCTGGAAGCACTCCGCGAGAGATTGCATCGATTGATGGGCGGATTGTAGTTCCAAGTGGATTGATGATCTCAGATAGTTGGCGTGTTGGAACAAGTCCTGCGTTATCTGTGGTGTCATCTGCTGCTAATAGGTATTGACGAGCTGACTCATCACCTAGTGCTGCACGAATTGTGTTTTCTGCATACTTAGCTGCAGTGATTTCAATGCGTGGCTTTGTGAAGTATGCTGCTGAAACAGTTGGGCGAGCAGCTTCAACCGCTGGTGCTTCAACTGGTGTTGCTTCGACTGCTGGAGTGGTTTGTTCCACGGTGGCTGTCTCGCTTTCTGTTGGTTGGATTGTTTCTTCTACATCGGATTCTTCCGCTGCAATATCAGTAACCTGAGCAGACTTAAATGCTGGCTCTGTTACTAAACTTACTTCGACCAAGCGAGCAGCGGATACATAAGTCACGCCATCCTTGATCTTTGACTTGAGTACTTCTGCACCGATTGACAGACCGCTCTGCAATCCTTCTTCTGCAAGGATTAGAGCTTCTGTACCGCGCTGTGAGCGACTAATAGAAAAGACTGCATCGATTGAGTTCTCTGATTCACTGAATGAAACCATGCGACCCAATGGCTTCTTAGCATCATGCTGGCTTAGCAATTTGATTGCTTTAGGATCTGCAATATCGATAGATCCAGAAGCAAAAATTACTTTGCCCATATTGGTGGATCCTGCTTCAACATTGAGAGGCACAATCTTGCCTGATACTGTGCGACTTGCTGAGTCTGCTGTGAGATCAGCTGAGAAGGTGATTACTTGATTCATTCTAGACCATTGTTTCCGTTAGGTGTTAGATCAGTCATTTCCATTGCTTGCTCTGGAGTAATCAGATTAAGCGTAAGCAGTTTTTCAATTACTGCTAATTCTTGCATTGGATCAGTACGCAGAAAGTTCTTATCAATGTCAAACTTCACTACATTACCGCGAGCAGTGATGTCATCCATTGACAAGCGATCTTCAATCGCAGTAATGAATGGCTGTAGAGATAGTGTTAAAAATTGCTTGCGCTCATCCTGTACATTGGCATAAGTCATAGAGTTATTTTGATCTGCTGAAACATAGTAAGCAGGGACATTGCACAATCTGGCGCATTCGGTTGCAAGGTTAAAAATTGCTTCCCCGTACATCATGTCTTTTGGAGAGAATGAGACTGGGTTATATTCAAGAGTAGATGTTAGGTAAGCAGTTGAGCGATTGATGCGAGCATTCTTCCATGCTGCAAGTAATCCAGAGACTTCTTTAGGATCTAGATCAGCACCGGTGTTCTTAATGTAACCAGTTGCCATTGGAGTTGCTGCTGCAATTGCTGCTGCCTTCTGAACATCAATAGCTGCGCGAATTGTTGAAACGCCAGTGTTAAGAATGCCATCACTTAAAGATTGAAAAGTTACAAGAGATCCCAATCCGTCCATCGGTAATGTAGTGCCATCAACTGCATAAGACTTAACGAATGTGTTAGTGCTGTCGAGCGTTGCAGTTACTCGATGATTAGCAATCCACTCAAAGCGAGAAGGGCGACCATCTTCCTGATAAGTTTCGACCACCTGCCAGAAGGCTTGCCCGTAAAACAAAAGTGAATCAACAGTCCATGCAATAGTTACGGATCGTGGCTGTGAATATGAAGGCTGCTCTAACCATGCAGGTGAGCCAAGTTCTTCATTGGTAGATTTTTTGTAAAGCTCTAAAGGAATCGCTCCGATTGTGCCAGCCAAAAGATTGCGGCATCTTGCTAAAGCAGGAACAGACATCGCTTCTGTTCTGCCGACAAAGGCATATTGAAAAGGCATTGCATAAGGTGAATACTCACCAAGCACCTGAGGTGCTGCTTGAGCTTGTAATTGTGGCTTAGGTTCAAGCCCGAATGTCTGCAAGATTCTACCCATAGACATAAATGGTAGCACTTGTCAAGAGATTAGACAATATGCTAGGGCGTGTCTAAGTATAAATTTGTGGCTTAGGTTGAGGGATCATTAACTTGCTTACTGCCATCGCGATTCCAATAGGTGCTGAGATATCACCTGCTGACTTGCGCTTAATGATTCTCCAAGCCGAATCGTTTACTTTAGCAGCGCAGTTATTCATCTGCTGGATAAACTCGGCTTGCCCATTGTGCACGACTCTATGATTGACTAACCCTTCTAAGAGATCTCCACACGCTTTGTAGAACTGCTGCCCTGAAACATCTTCCGTGATCACGCCAGAATTGGAGAGCCTGTCCGCAATAGTTTGTGTGGCGTACTTGTCAAAACAGACTAGGCGCGGTTTATAGATGTCGCACCATGCTTTAATAGAAGCTGCCATCTTCAGCTCATCGATAGCCACCTGAGAGCTATAAGTCTCTAAGATCCCGATGCCAATCCGCCCATCTGGGAGAAGTTGTCCTGCGACCAATGATCCGTTCCTGCGTGACGGACTGACATCGAAACCGAATACAGTATAAGCCCCAGCACTCATTTCTAATGTGTTATCGGATGTGTCCTCAAGGATTCCGTGTGGCCAAGGGCTACTTAAAGAATCGATCCATTGGCAAAGAGTTTCAGTACGCGTGTTCTCAATCGGTGAAGTAGCAATCGCCTCTTCAATCGCCTCTTCTGTGATGGTGTATCCCAGAGAGGGGTTAGCCAGAGCCCATGCATCTCGGTCAGTTATTTTGCAGTATTGAGGTGCTGAGTATTCGTAGAATCCGAAGGACTTGGGTGGATAGTCGATAGCTCGTTCTCTGAGGTCGTTAAGAACAGTTGAGAACGCATCTCCTGCATTCGAGGTAAGAAGTGTCTGACTATTTGGGTGAGCTCTAGTAGTTGGAGTTGCTGCTCTGAATCCATCTTCTGTGATCTCTCGGACTTCATCGATGTAAAGTAGCCCATTGACACTTCGTCCACGAGATCCATCTCGAGTAGCTGCAACGACATCAAGGCGCGCTCCAGAGAGCATCTCAATAGACTCCGTGCCATTAGCGTGTCTGATTTGTTTAACGAATCCTTTGAGGTGGTCATTGGTCTCCAGTAGGTGAGTTACTTGTCGGAAGGTGTCTAGTGCCATGCTTCTGTTAGAGCTCATGATAAGCACATTGGTATTCCACTTAATCAGGTGTGCAAGTATTAACATACGCGCTAAATGAGTTTTGCCGTTCTGCCGGGCTACCAATATCAGGTTTGTCTTACGAATCCACATGCCTTTTTTGTCCACAGTAAGCATGTCCTTTAACACATATTCCTGCCATGGCATTAAATCCATCTTGACGATAGCGCATAGATCTTTAACATCTTGCAGCTTGTTTTCGCCCTTGAGAAGTGGACTGCTAAGCCTTGGCTTGGTTGCCCCTCGCAGGGCTTTGGACTTTCTGGGCTTAGTTGTCATTGATCTGGATCGGGTCGGGTCTTAAAAGGACTGTCCAGCATCGGTTCGGACTGCATCGGGGAGATATAGTCGAGAAAGACAGGGGGGGTAGCCGTCTGTGCTAAAAAAACACCCTCATTGAGCGCACCCTTGCGTAGGTTGCATGACTTACATAACACTCTTAGATTATCAAGGCTGTGGTCTCCTCCCACCTTGCGAGGGATGATGTGGTCGATGTGCATCTCACCCTCATCTGTGCCACATAACTGGCATGCTCTACCATCACGCATGAACACACGCTGTCGTTGTTCACGATAGCGCCTACTGTTCAGCTTATCTAATGCCATCCTTTAGCCTTCCAATGATTCAAGGCTATGCATGGTTCACCATACCTATGCCCTATGTACTTCAATCCCCATTGTATCTGAGTATAACCATCTTGGTCTTTAAGCCATGTACTTCTACCTTGAGGAATACCATAATGTGATCCATTAGCTGCTTTAGGATTCCATGCTGATTCTTTACCATAAAGTATTGCTAAGCATTTATATTCTTTTAAGTTATAGCCTAATAAATGATAAGCATATTCTTTATAGCTAACGAATTGCACTGGTTTAGATCCACCTGCTTCAGGCATTAAGCACAGAGATCCCACTAATGCTATTAGCACCCCCCGAGCTATCCGCTTAAGCGGCTCGGGTTGAGCCCCTGAAGGGCTCTGCCTAATTAGCATAATCCCTTTGTCAAGCAACAGCGTAAATCTTGGGCGTGTCTTCACTTTTGTACCCCCTGTGGATAACTTCTGTGGATAACTATTTATCGGTTGAGTAGAAGCCTTTGCCCTTAAAGTGTGTAGCTGCTGCCCCTATAACCTTGACCATCGGCTCATTGCAATAGTTGCATAAAACTACTGGTCGATTGTGCCATCCATGATTGATCTCTTGATTAAGATTGCATCGTGAGCATTTGTAATCATAGGCTGGCAAGTTAAGCACTTCCTTATCATGTATGACCCACATCCAGAGCATCGGTCTATGTCTGCTTCAGTAGGTTCTTTGTCTAGGTGACCATATCTTAATATGAGTAGTGGCAAGAGATCCTCTAAACGGATGATGGCGGCATACTCACGCGCATCTTCACCCTGTCCGTTGAGTCTAATTACTCCGAAGCCTAATTCCCCCGAAATGGCTGTCCGAGCTTTCAATTGCTTTATGTATGCAAGAGGTTGAAATCCAGCGCGAGCTTTGACTTCAACATCGAACGGCACATTAACAATATCTTTGCCACTACCCCTTCCCACACATGCGCCAGACCACCAAGTCGATAGGTACTCAGCTACTACGCGCTCTGTGCGGAAACCTCTGTGCTTCCTTGCTTGACTAGCCACGATACAGACCTAGAACATAGCCTGTTAATAAAGCTAGTGATAACGAAACCATAAAGACAATTGTTAAAACATCTTCCTTATCCATTTACTGCCTTACACTTGCGGCACTGCCATGTGCCTGCTGTTAGCACACCATCCTTGATGACTGCTGGAATGATGATGTCATGAGCTTCTGTTGGCTCATTGCATAACTGGCAGTTAATCACTGTGATCATAGGAATATCATCTAGATCAGTCCATTCGCCATCTTTGTCTATGTTATACACCTCGATGTACCCCATTACACTCTCGCCTTCTGTGGTTGCCATTTACCATCACTGCCCACTACATACCAAAGCGCAGGACACTTAGGTTCGCCGCCTTGGTGATTAACAACAGAGCACATAAAGCCACCCCATGCCTTGCCATTCTTCTCACCCTCGCGCCATTGCATGTGTCCATGCTTGCAACTTGGTGATTCCTGTGCTTCACCTGTTCCCATAATTGCAGCTACATTCTCCATAGCCTTCTCTAGAGTCACCGGTGCATCTACTACGCCTTTGTATTGTCCAACAGGTGTAGTCCAATAGTCCTGATCATCTGGCTTGACATCTTGCACTGCTGGCTTTACTACTTTTGTAGCAACGACCTTGCTCATCTCTTCTCGGCTTGGTCTCTTTCCTTTAGGCGCATAACCTGCATTTGCAAGTGCTCTGCCGATCGCTGAAGTCTCGCAATTCTCCAGTGCTGAAGTCTGATTAACACCACGACTAGAAACTGTCTCTTCAGCGTATCCCGTTGCCCACGCAACGCCATCGCTAACATCCTTAAATAGATAAGCCTTAACAATGTATCGAGTTGCCTCGACCACTTCAAGCTCTGTTGCAATACGGAATGCTGGATAGTCCTTAATAAACTTTTCAAGTCTCACCTCGACTGGTTCGTAATCGGCTAAATTAAACATAGAGATCGTTTTCCTCTGTGGCTAGTTGCCCTGCGAGTGCGCCATAGCTGCAGAGATCGACCCAGTTGTCGATGTGTTGGGCTGATTGATTAGTCCTTGCAAGTTTAACGAGCACCATGATTCCTGCGACTTGATAGTCATGTATCGGTGTTTGTAAGTATGCTGAGAGGAGCATTGCGGTGTGTTGCAGGTTATCCGCAGGGTGACCATACGAAAGCCCACGATCACGGATCGTGTCGGTGGCTGTGAGTAGGATTTCATTAGCGCGCATCTGTTGTCACTCGCTGAAATGACTTGGCTACGATTAGCCCCTCGCGCTTGCCTTCGTTAAAGCCCTTAGCCCAACCTACTAAATACCATAAAGCATTAGCTGCTAGAAGCAACACAATCATTGGCATCTCAAAGCTCATGCTGCCACCTCACAACGGCAGAACATTTCTTCTGCTTCGAACTCCATGCAATCCCAACCCATTCGAGAAGCGTGGCATGGGTTTTCTCTGTGATAATTAATAGCTGAAACATAAGTTGGTTTATCGCAGACATTGCAGAAAACTACCTCTGCTGGTGCTATTGCGTTCATTTGATTCCTATCCGTAGCAACGCCCTTGGTTGCTTACAGAATTAGTGTGACATAACTGTGGCTACATTGTGGCTACATTTGATAACGAAATGATAACGATTTTATGTGCTAAAACACATAATTATCTAGGTCTGCCGTAGGACTTTCCAGCCACAATGAATGTGCCGTCCTTCTCAATGTTGATTAGATCAACCTGGACTTTAGCCTTATTCACATAGATAATAGCGAACGCCTGCTGCCAGTTAGCAACACCTTTGGTGTAAGCAGCCTTCTTAAAGTCCATGAGATTGCCTACCTCGACACCATGCAGAACGCGCCCTATACGACCCCCAGAAGCCTCTGAGAAGGCCGAACGCCCTGCTCTGTGAGTATGTCCTGAGATGACATTCTTGCCATGCCTACGAGCCGCTTCAAGGGCTGATAAGCCCCCCTGTGGCTTGATAGGCGTATGGTCACCATGGACTGCAATCCAGTTCGGTGCAATAGGCATAGGATTCTTATGAAAGGTTATACCGAGCTCATCGAACTTCATAAATTTCTCAAAGCGCAGCTCTGGCAATGCACCAAATGCAGGCACTTTAGCCATGATGATGTTATACAGGCGATCTGTGTGATTGCTACGGATGCAATCTGTAACGCCTAACTCCCAGAGAAGCTGCACAGCCTCATTACGATCATCATCTAGGGTCTGAGCATAACTGCCCATGCGCCCTTCTTCCCACTTGCTTATCTGTGGAAGGTCGATCTCATCACCGATGGTGACTACCTGATCTGGCTTAAACTTGGTGATGAAGCTTGCAAGGTTACGAGTAGCAACCCTGTCATGGTACGGAACCTGAAGATCCGAGACTACGACAATTCGCTTAATCGTCATCCTCATCTTCGTAATCGCCTAACTTCTCAGGCGGTACTTGATCTGGAAGAATCCAATGCGGATAAGCCTGTGGCTCTGTAATCATGAACATAGCTACATCTTCAGCAAAACCTGCTCGCTTTAACGATAAAAAGTATTCATAAAGCCCAATGCAGTAAGCATCAAGCTTTGAGTAGCCTTGCTCCTCTAATGCCTTGGTTGCTTTTCTTGCCATGGCACTATGCTACCTGTCAAGCAATATGTTATAGATCTCATCGACTCGCGTGTTGAGTCTTTTGATCTCAGACAACAGATGAGTAATTACATAACCAGACAAGCCACCTAGTGCTGCGATGGTGGCAAGGTAAAGGGTAAAGAAGTCTGACTGTGTCACTTCTTATCTACCTCATCGATAGCCGCTTCTAGCGCATCGACGATAATGTCCGCAGCTGACTTACGAGCGCGGTAAGACTTAATTGCTGTGCGTAGTGCTGGCAGTAGTGCAACGCCTGCAATACCGGCAATGATGAGAAATAGATTATCCATTAGATGCTCCTAACATAGGTACTTGAAAAAAAGCCCCATCATTGTCAGCTTCTTTCTTAAAGCTGAAATGTGCGTGCTTCTCGTGTTTGTTAGCCCCTGTGTATTTGCGCCATTTCCAATTAAGGATGCTGGAGCAGATTCTGCCGTCATAAATAATGTAGGCAATTCTTTTCTCAGTACGAGACTTGCATAAGAGTCGAATCTGATCAGTAAGGTCTGACATGACAGCGGGTTTTCCGCCTTTGTGGAGATCAGCATCGCAGTCCCAAGCCCGTACCCAGCCTTGTTCATCTGGATTATGATCCGACTTACGGACAGCATGCCGTAAATCCCCTGTTGTCCCATCGCTACTGCGATCACGATCTGGGAAGGAATCATCTACTTGCAGACGAAGCTGAGCAGCCGCCTTAGATAGTTTCGGCTTCATTGCGCTTCAAGTATGCCTGATAGTCAGAGTTAGCCTCATCTAATGGAATCCACGCTTCAACACCTTCTGCATCTGTTCGCTTGATCATTTTAGATGTGCCTAGTTCAATTACTTCGTATGTGTATTTTTCCATTTTATAGCTCCGCACTCGCTGAAACATAGTTCATATCTACATAAGCACCTGCACCAACGGATGACATAATCGCGCATCCACCTCTTGCATATTGACTTATCACTGTGTCAAAAGCCTTATTTGCTGCATCACCAATATCACCCCACGATACAAGAGTTGGAGTTGCTCGCATCACGACTGGATGAGGAATTGGAATAGTAACAGACCCAGCCGAAGAGCCGTTATTGAATTGACGCACTAAAATGTTTACTGTTGTTGTATCAAAACCGATTTGATAGTAATACCGCTGGCACATAGCCAATTCAGCCTCTGGACTTCCACCGCTTGCAGTCTGGAATGGAGTTGCCTTTGAGCCGTATTCAACCTGTACACCCCAGATGTCAAAGGTGTTTGATTGAATACCAATTGAAGATGCATTGACTGCATTATCAGAACCAGCACTTACAAAGAATTGGATTCTCGTGTCAGATGTGTTTGCAGTTGTTCCTACTGTTTTGCCAGAAATTGAAGGCACTGCATAAGTTAAAGAGTATCGAGTCCATGAAGTTGAAATTGTCACTGCTCCGACTGGAGCTTCAACGGATGCAGATGGTGAGCCACCGCTACCAAATCTTTGTGCGACAGATGCAGAGATTTTAGGAGTACCAGTAGCAGCTTTAGCCCAAAAGGAAATTGTAACTGTACGACCTGCAAGTGTGCGTACATCCTCAATCGCTTGACGAAACAGGCTTAGAGTGTCTGGAGTAGTTTGTCCAATTGTCACCAAGCGTAAATAATTAGCCGCTTCATAACCTGCTACAGGAGCACTACCAGCTGTGAAAGCCTGAGTAGACATTGTTGTTGTGCCTGTAGTTGAAGCACCAATAGATAATTGCCACCTATCAAAACCAAAAGCTAAACCAGTAGTAGTGCTAGTGAAGTTTCTCTGATTGATTGAGAAGTCACCATTGATAAATTTATTCTTAGCAGCTTGACCAAAGCCTACATTCCAGACAGAGGTGTCAATAGCATCGCCTAATGCGCGGATGTCCTGTGCGCCATTTTTTACAAGGCTTGAGTTATCTGGCTCTGGCCAAGAATACTGAGGAGATAGTGCCATTAGGTTAGTGCTCCGATCGCGTTAGTCCATGTAAGTGTACCATTTACGCCTGTCCATATTAGTGATGCAGGCAATACTGTTTCCCATTGAGTCGTAGATAATGAGAAGTCTGTTGCTGAGACATAGAGAGTGATCTCAGTAAAGCTAGGGGTTGCTCTTAATGCCACATTCTCAACGAAGCCATCGAACTGCCCACCTAGCAAGTTGCTCGGCAGATTGGTAATAAGCACAGGCTCACCAAAAAATATGTCAATGAGGTCGTTACGCATGGCATCTGGCATGTTTGGATTATCTAGACGAAAGGTAATTGCCCCTAATGAGCCTCTAGGATTTTTACGAAGTAGAAGCTCTCTAGTGGCGATCTGAGTTATGTCTGCAAGGTTTTTAATATTAGAGTCCTGTGAACGCTCAAACAGCCCGTAAGCGGCTATAGAGTCTGGATCAGAGGCAGCGTAGGTACTTGCTGCGCCTGTGTCGTAACGATAGATAAGGCTGTTACGGATGCGAGCAGTCTGAGTTGTGGATGTGATGGATGTAGGTGTGGCATACGCGCCATCAAGGTTAGTAAAGCCATTTGCTGCGAGATAGTTAGATCTGTGATCTGCGTCATCGTATGAGACATCGCCATCCTTTTCCTCATAAATCTGACCTAGAGCACTTGTAGAAATCTGATCTACCAATGACTGAGACTTAGCAGAAGCACTGGCTGCGATCGCAATCATCGTGTAGAACCCTGAATCAATTGTTCCGATGTAGGACTCAGCGGTTTCCCATGTTTGAGTTGGAGAGTAGGTATCCCACGTCACAGTCGGTGTGACCTCAGCCCATGACAGATTGAGAGCTGAGCCTAGAATTGTTGCAATCTGTGCGCCATCTAAACCTTCTGCAAGTGCTGTGTTAAAAATAGCCTTAGTCAATCGGGCAAGCGATCCAACACCTAAAATTTTGCCGGTGGTCGTAAAGCCTAAATCATCTGGGCTACGCACACCAATGTTAAAATCTGAAACCTCGCCACCGAATACAGTCACATAGGTTCCAGAACTATTTTTTAACTCTAATAAAATCGGCTCTGTAACATTGATTGTAAAAGGTGAGTTGTCTGTATTAATTATTTCTACTTGACAGTAACCTGCTGTTGGCTGTCGATCAATGTCTAAACGACCAGATGCAAAAGAAACAGAGGTGACAGTCGTATAGACATCATCACCGACTGTTATGCGCCAATCTGGAAACCATGTCATTCGATTATAAGTGTTCCGCGGTCGCGTGCTTCACGAAGCACATTGTCAATAGCTTCTGCTATGGCATTAGGATCGCCAATGCCCGTGTTCACGGTTATGTTATAGGCTGCTGCTGCTTGTGCTGCGTATCTGTTGCCAGATTGTATGGCAGCTGCGTTAGCGATTGGAGTGCTACCTGCATTGCTGGGCGGTACACCAATTGTCGGCATACCTAATCGACTAGCCGCTGCATCCGTTCGTGATCCACCTAAACCAAGATTTTCTAATCCCAATCTAGACATAAATTCGTTTAAGGCTAATTCATCATATTCATTTTGTTGCTCAAGTAATAATGCAAAAGCATTAGCGCGCTCTGCTGCTGCGTCTCCGTATTCTAGCAGCGCAGATTGAGAAGCAGCTAAGCCATCTGCCATAGTAATTGGAGCTATGTAATCATTTACAGGTATGCCTGATCCAAAATCATTACTTCGAGCTCTGCCCCCTACTGTTCCACCTACGCCGCCTGATATACCACCTACGCCGCCTGAAACCCCAGCTAGTAAAGCTAACATCTCTTTAATTTTGCGTAAGGCGTCATCAAGATTTTGCTGGTTAATTAAATCTTTAGGAACAAGGCTTTCTAAGGTTGATTTAATAGCAGTCATTTTGGTGTTTTGACCAGTCAAAGCATTAAGAACACCAAGATCTGCTTCTAATTTTTTAGTTGCAGCTAAGATTGCTGCCTCATCCTTAGAGGCAATAGCTTCTTCTAAAGCAAGCATAGATTTTTTAACATTGAGTCGAGCAGTGTCATTAGCAATTTGTAAGACCTGTGCAGAAGATGTTGCGTTGCCTAGTTGCTCGGCTTGATTAGCCAATGCAGCAGCGATCTGGATTTGATCCATGTCAAAAATGCCAGTGCCCTTGCCAAGAGCTTTGTTAGCCTTTTCAATTATACCCTGTAGCCTTTTAGCTGAATTTTCCTTATTAAGTAAAGCAAGTTTTTCTTTTTGTCTGCGTAAAGAATCTTTTTCTAACTTAGCCATAAGTTCTTCTTGCTTTTTCTGGGTAAGCGTTAGTTTGACTTCTTCCTTCTTTTCAGGAATGACTACATTTACACCAAGTTGAGCACCGGCAAAACCTTGAAAGATGTTTTTTGGAAGATTTTTTAGGTTTTTAATAAGCGTAGGAATAACGCCAACAGTGCGACCTGCTTGGACTGTGACCTTAGCAAGTGCAGTGGCAATGTTCTCAATAACATAAGCGGCATCTGTTGCTTCTGTGCCACCACCGACAAGAGCCAAAGCATCGACTAAACCGCCACCGATAATTTCTGAAGCGTTGCCTGTGGCAATACCGAGAACATCCATCGAGTATGCAGTTGAGCCAAGATAATCTTCTGCTGCGCCAGCTGATCGCTTAAGGATAACTCCAAGAATCTCATTGAATGACTTGGACTGTAACTCTGCTCTAGTAAGACCTGTATTGTACTTTTGTAGTCCTCTAGTGATACCCACATAACCTTTGCCAAGATCCTCAGTAACAGTTGCTAGATCAATGCCTGAGGCGCGGCTAATTGTAATGGCATCGTTAAGAAGTTTTTGAGATTGAATCAATGATCCTGTAGTTGTCAATAAACCCTGAAAGGCTGGACGAAGAACATCATCGGCTACGGCAGCGGACTTTTCTAAATTGGAAATGTATTGAGCGATTGCAGGATTGGCAAAGCCGATGCCTAGATTTTCAACTGCTCTGTTAAGTCTTAACGCTGCTGCTTCATCTTCTGCAAAAGCTTTAACGGCTGCTTTGCCAAAAGAAACAATAGCCTGTGTGCTGTAAGCAAGACCTACTGCACCTGCTAACTTTTTTACATTCTTAGTCAGCTTGTCGGTTGCTGAATCTGCTTGCTTAAATGCTTTATTGCCAGTGAATTCTGCTGCAATGTCAATTACTACATTAGCCATGTTTAGCCTTTCACTGTTGCTCGTTGATTAAGTTTTGCAGCAGCCGTTGAAATGGCTTGGAGAACACCATTGCGCGCTTTGCCGTTGTTTTCCTCGTAAGCACGATAAAGCACACGACCCTGCCTACTACCTTTGCCCTTAAGAGGCGCTCTAAACTTTCCATCTTGGTTTTGGACAAATCTGCTATCAGGGCTTACTTTGCCCATTCTTTCGTAGATTGATCCAGCTCTGCTTTTGTTGAAAACTTGAGCAAGAGATCTAAACCCTCTGGAATTAGGCTTTGATGGACTTGTCTTAAAGCCGATACGGGATCTAACCTCAGACGGATTAAAGGTAGGAAATGTACCTTCAGACATTTGACGAGGCAACCATCCGCTTAAAACTTCTCCGCGATCTGGAACATAACCTTTAGCCGATTGGCTAATTGGTCTAATTGCTGTCTTAATTTCTTTCTGAGTTTCTTTCGCTAGATCAGGTGTGAACTTACGAAGAGCTTTACGAAGTTCAACGCCGCCCTTTACGCTTGCTGGCATCGCTCACCTCTTTCGCTTCATCTTTGAGACCTTGCACAAGTGCGTCGAGCATGGTCTTATCTAATTCCAATAAGTGCTGTGGCGCGATCCCTAACCTAATGCTTAGCCTAGCAATTAGGTAGGTGAACGGAAGATCGCGCTTTAAGCTAAAGGGTCGGAGTCCTCGACAGAAACCGACTTAAGAGTTTCTATGAAGTCCATCCCGAAAGGCTTAACAGTTTCACCTGACCTGCGTGTTACTTCCCATGCTAACCAATAGACATCGCTTTGCTTTTCTTCATCGCGGAACGCCTTATGGAAGCCCTTTTTAGCGTACTGCTCAAATGAGTACTCCACTGCTGGAGTGATCTCGCCTTCTAGTACGCTTCCATCTGTACGAACTATCTTTAGTTTTGCCATGAGATTGCCCCTTTGTTAGTTTATTAGAATGTGCCTGTTGTGGCTACTGCAACTGTTGAGTTAGCAGTAAATGTGATTGACTGAGTAGCCATGTCTCCTACAGCACCATTGATGTCTGTAGTGTTATTGACTAGCAGTGACACTGTGTAAAGAGGGTTAGTAGCAGATACTGCTGTTCCCTTTTCCTGTAGGAATACACATGTGACTGTTGTACCCCATGCAGCTTGTAGTGTTGCCAATACATTCGCTGATGCTGTGTCGTTTAGGAAGTCGATTGTTACAGATGATGCTTCCAAGCCCTTAACGAACTTGTGTGCTGTGTCACCCATTGCAGTTACTTCTAGCTCATCGAATGTGCGGTTAAGAGTAATAGATGTTACATGGTCAGAAAGATCAACAGTGTTAATCTTCACGCCTACTTTATTGTTTAGAAATACAGCCATGAGATTATTCCTCGTCTTTCTTAGTAGTTACTGGCTTTGGTGCTGGTGTGCTTACTTGCCCGATTTTCTTCAGGAAGTCAGCGTTTTCTTGTTCCCACTCGGACATGTTTAGCTCCAACTCGTTAGGATTGATACGGACATCTCGCAGCTGAGAAGGTCTCCCGATGCAGCGTTGAGAATACTTGGTGCGCTTAT